CTTGCTACATGGAGTGGTAATTATACTGGAGCAAAGATTACATCAGCATATGTAAAAACAACTAATTACCCAGCGGTTCCATAATGGCACAATATAGTAAGCATTACGAAGATTTCCTGCCACAGGAAAAAACAAACTTTGAAGTAGTAATGATTGCCGATAACTTCGGTAATCTAACTCCTGGCACTGGTGCTACTGCTGCCGATGCTTTTGGTCGTTTGAGAGTTGCTGAAACTTTTACTCTAGGTGACTACAAGCACCTTTATGCTATTGATCCAAACTTCATTGATAAAACTGCTAATGGTGGAAACATAGTTTTCAATGCCAATAAAGCGTTGGGAACTTTAACTACTTCATCAGATCCTGCTGGTTATGCCATTCACCAAACAAAATTTTATCATCACTACCAACCAGGAAAGTCACAATTAATCTTTAGCTCAATCAACTTTGGTTTTGCTCAACAGAATGTAACCAAGAGAACTGGATACTTTGATGACAGAGATGGCATCTACTTTGAGCAAGTTGGCAGCAATATTTCCACTGGCACCGATAAAGGAACTCTAAACTTTGTTATTCGCTCACACACTGGTGGCAGTGCTAGTGAAGCAAATGTAGGTTCCTACAAAAGAAGAGTGCCACAATCGGAATGGAATATTGATCCTTGTGATGGAACTGGTCCTTCAAAGTTCAATCTTGATATTTCAAAAACCCAGTTAGTTTATATTGATTTCCAGTGGTTAGGAGTTGGTAGAGTTCGTTGTGGTTTCGTTCATAACGGACAGATTGTTCTAGCACATGAATACTACCATTCTAATGTGCTACCAGAAGTTTATATGTCTAACCCCAATCTTCCCGTAAGATGTGAGATTAGAAATACTGGCACCACAACTGGTGGAAGCATGGATCAAGTTTGTGCCACTGTAATGTCAGAAGGTGGATATGTAGAAAGTGGTATTGATTGGGCGGCTGAAAGTGGAGCTACCAGAGCTACTAAAACTCCTGGCGGAACAAGATTTCCACTGATGGCAATTCGTTTGAAAAATACATTCAAAACATATCCAAATAGAATTTCAGTAAGACCAAACAGTTTAGGCATTTATGTCTCAAGTGGTGATTGTTACTATGAGTTAGTCAAACTATCCAATGCCAGTCAATTAACTACTTCACTAAATGGTGGAGTATTGACTTGGACTTCTGCTAACGATAACAGCGGCGTTGAGTATTGTGTAAATGCTGAAGCTATCACAGGAAATGTAGATGTCTTTTCTGTTGGTATTGTTCCTGCTGGTGCTTCACCAAACTCACTATCACCAGTAGCATCTGGTTCTTTGACAACAGCAAAGAAAAATGTAATCACACAAAACTTTGATTCAAATGATTCTGAAGTTTTTGTGGTTGTTCTAAAAACAATTTCTACAGCAGCGAATGCTACAGCCACTGCTGCTTGTTCTATCCAGTGGAGGGAGATTTACTAATGAAAAGTTTTAAACAACTAAGACAAGAGCTTAATGAAGCTGCTTGGACAAGAAAAGAAGGACAAAATAAAAATGGCGGTCTTAATGAAAAAGGTCGCAAATCTTACGAGAAACAAAATCCTGGAAGTGATCTAAAAGCACCGTCAAAGGATAAAGATAATCCTCGTAGAAAATCTTTTTGTGCCAGAATGAAAGGAATGCGTAAGAGACAAAAAGATAGCAACAACACTGGAGAAGATCGTCTATCTAAATCTCTTCGTGCTTGGAACTGTTAGTAGTTTACATAACTTAAGTAACATATGTAACAGAATGAACATGTTACAATAAATAGTATACTGTTCATTTATTTACTTATGGAAACCAGAACTTGTCCCAAGTGCAAAGCAACTTGGATTGATGGTCAGCATTACTGGACAGGAACAAATAAGAAAGGTAATGAGACCGAGTTGGCTTCACTTGTGTGCGACAAGTTTGGAGATGATACATGCATCAACCCATGCAAAGGAACTACTGACGGCAAAGGTTGGGAAAATAGGTTAAATAATATGGATGCTATTGATAAAGATATAAAGAGGACTTTGAATGAGTAGTGGTGATCAGATTTATTTGGGGAATCCGCTTCTAAAAAAAGCCAACGTTCCCCACGATTGGACTAAAGAAGAAATTCAAGAATACATTAAGTGCAAAGAAGATCCTGTTTACTTTGCACTTAATTATGTAAAAATTGTTCAGGTTGATGAAGGATTAATTCCTTTTAGGATGTATGACTTCCAGAAAGATCTTGTTAACAAATTTCATAACAATAGATTTAATATTGCAAAGCTACCAAGACAGACAGGGAAATCAACCGTTGTGGTTTCTTACCTTCTTCACTATGCATTGTTTAATGATAGTGCAAACATTGGTATTCTAGCAAACAAAGCTTCTACTGCTCGTGACCTATTAGGAAGATTGCAAACAGCATACGAAAATCTTCCTAAGTGGTTGCAGCAAGGTGTGATTGCGTGGAACAAAGGATCAATGGAACTAGAGAACGGTTCTAAGATTATGGCTGCTTCAACGTCAGCATCTGCTGTGCGAGGAATGTCATTCAACATCATCTTCTTGGACGAATTTGCTTTCGTTCCAAATCACATTGCAGATGACTTTTTCTCGTCTGTATATCCTACCATTTCATCTGGCCAAAAAACAAAAGTTATTATTATTTCTACCCCATATGGTATGAACCACTTCTACAAGTTGTGGGTAGATGCACAGAATAAAAGAAACAATTATATTTGGACTGAAGTTCATTGGTCCGAAGTTCCTGGGCGTGATGCTAAGTGGAAAGAAGAAACGATCAAGAACACGTCCGAGCGTCAGTTCACTCAGGAATTTGAATGCGAATTTTTGGGATCGGTTGATACTCTTATTGCTGCTTCCAAATTAAGATCACTTGTATTTGATACACCAATTAGCTCAAATAAAGGTTTGGATGTATACGAAAAGCCAAATGAAAAATCAGAATATATTATTACAGCTGACGTAAGTAGAGGTATTGGGGGAGATTATTCTGCTTTTATTGTATTTGATATTACTACACTTCCATATAAAATTGTAGCAAAGTATAGAAACAACGAGATAAAACCAATGCTTTTCCCTAATGTCATCAACGACGTTGCTAGGGCATATAACAATGCTTATGTCCTTTGTGAAGTAAACGACGTTGGAGATCAGGTAGCATCTATTCTCAACTACGATTTAGAGTATCCAAATGTATTGATGTGTTCTATGAGAGGTAGAGCAGGTCAGATTGTTGGTCAAGGTTTCTCTGGAAACAAAACTCAACTTGGAGTCAAGATGAGTATCACTGTCAAGAAAGTTGGTTGCCAGAACCTCAAACAAATTATCGAAGATGATAAGTTATTGTTTAGAGATTATGATATCATCAATGAGCTTACCACTTTTATTCAGAAAAAGCAATCGTTTGAAGCGGACGAAGGTTATCATGATGACCTAGTAATGTGTCTAGTTATCTTTGCTTGGATGGCTGTTCAAGATTACTTCAAAGAAATGACAGACAATGATGTTCGTCAAAGAATCTATGAAGAACAAAAGAATCAGATTGAGCAGGACATGGCACCATTTGGTTTTATTACTACTGGATTAGAAGGAGATGAAGGATTTGTTTCTGATGGAGCTGTGTGGTATGGAGATACACAAGAAGATGTTTCTTATATGTGGGATTACAGATAATGGATGTTGAAGATCAGTTTTCTTTAGAACATTTGATCTTCAAAGATCGAAAGTGTAGAGTATGTGGAAAGGTAAAAAGTTTAATGGATGATTTTTATATCACTCGGAAAGATCGAGGAACCATGTTTTCTGCTTATTCATATGAGTGTAAACAGTGTACCATAGAAAGAGTTAAAAAGTCAAGAACGCAAAAGTGTGGAAATGATAATTGGCAGTATCCAGATTGGTGATGTTCACGCTACGTTTCCCCACTCAAAGAAGTCAAAATAATAAATAATTTTAGATTACATGGATATCTAAAGAGGAGAAAAACATGGCAAGTCAAGTCTCGCCTGGAATTGTTTTAAAGGAGCGTGACCTAAGTAATGTCGTTGTTACTGGTGCTCTTCAAATTACTGCAGCGATTGCTTCATCGTTTGCAAAGGGACCAGTTGGTAAAGTTGTAAATATCAATACTCAAAAAGAACTTGTAGCTGTTTTTGGTGCTCCAGTTGATGCTAATGCAGACGACTGGCACGTTGCTTCTGAGTTTCTATCATACGGTGGTAGATTAGCAGTTGTTCGTGCAGATGCATCTGGTTTAAAAAATGCAGGTTCAACACAAGGTGTACTTGTTAAGAGCGATGAAGATTGGCAAGCAGGTGCTGGCGGTTCAGAAGCATTCGTAGCAAGAACTGCTGGTACTTGGGGCAACTCAGCAACCGTAGTTGTTGTTGATAGAGGTGCTGATCAATATGTTACATTCAATGCTGCATTTGCTGTTGCACCTACAGTAGGTTCAACTTTAACTTTCGATAGCGCAAAAACTGGTAAAGTTTTATCAGTATCTGGCAATACTGTAGCAGTTGTTTTAACTGATCCATCAAGCCTTATTGCTGTTGGAGATGGTATTGAGGGGGCTGGTGCTGCTGGAGCAGATCTGAGCGTAACTGCAGTTCAAAACTGGTATTTAAATACTCAGATTGGTTCAACTGGTATCGCTCTTTCTTCAATCGGTCCTCGCCCAGGAACTTCAGAATTTGCTTCTTCTAGAGGTATTTCATATGATGAAGTTCACGTAGCAGTCATTGATACGACTGGTTCTATTTCTGGAACTGCAAATACTATTCTAGAAAGATTAACTTATCTTTCAAAACTATCTAATGCAACTGGCGCTCAAGGCGAAAAGATTTATTACAAGGATGTAATTAACGAGCAATCAACTCAAATTTTCAATGGTGCTCATCCAACAGAAGTTATTGATGGTCTAAATTGGGGTCAAGCATCTACTGGATTAACTGGTCAATTAGGATTAGTTGGTCTTCACACCGATGCACTAACTGGTGGTGTTGATGATTATGTCTACACTGGCGCAGAAATTTCTGATGCTTATGATCAGTTTGGCGACACCGAAGAAACCGAAATTGATTTCGTTTTAATGGGTGGTCCAATGGCTCTAGAGTCAGATACAAAGATTAAGGCAAATAAAGTTGTTGCTATCGCAGCAGCAAGAAAAGATTGTGTTGCTTTCGTATCTCCACACAAAGGAAATCAAATCGGAACTGGTGGAGCATTAACTGCAATCCAGCAAAGAGACAATACAATTGCTTTCTTCAGCACAATTACTTCTACTTCATACGCAGTATTTGATAGCGGTTACAAGTATTTCTATGATCGCTTTACTGATAAGTATCGCTGGTTAGCTTGCAACGGTGACGTTGCTGGTCTATGTGTTTCAACTTCAGCTGCACTTGATGATTGGTATTCACCTGCTGGTGTTAACAGAGGTTCATTGAGAAACGCTGTTAAGCTTGCATACAATCCAAACAAAGCAGATAGAGATGAACTCTATCAAGCAAGAATCAACCCAATTGTTTCTTTCCCTGGTCAAGGTATCACTCTATTTGGTGATAAGACAGCTCTTGCTTCTCCTTCAGCATTTGATAGAATTAACGTTCGTCGTTTATTCCTCAACGTCGAGAAGAGAGCAGGTGAGCTTGCTAAGCAAGTTCTATTTGAACAGAACGATGAAACCACAAGAGCTTCATTCTCAAGTGCATTAAATTCGTACTTAAACGAAGTTCAATCAAGAAGAGGAATTACCGACTTCTTAGTTGTATGTGATGAATCAAATAATACTCCTGATGTAATTGATAGAAATGAGTTTGTTGCTGAACTCTATATTAAACCAACTCGCTCAATTAACTTCATTACCATTACCTTCACCGCAACGAAGACAGGTGTTTCATTTAGTGAAGTTGTCGGACGATAATTTTTCATAACAAACAAACACTAAGAGGTAACAACAAATGGCACTATCAAGCAAAATTAGCGATTTTATTTCAAAGGTTGGTCAAGGCGTTAAGCCTAATATGTTCCAGGTGGAACTATTTTTCCCAGCAAGTGCAATCGGTGGATCTGGTGGAACTTCTGTTTCCACCACAGATCAAGAGTTAGCAAATCTTCTTTGCAAATCAGCTGCACTTCCTGCTTCTAACTTAGGAGTTATTGAAGTTCCTTTCCGTGGTCGTACAGTAAAGATTGCTGGCGACAGAACCTTCGATACATGGTCACCAACCTTTATCGTTGATAAGGATATGAGAACCCGTGCTCTATTTGAGCAGTGGATGGAATCTATCAATGGTCATGCTGGCAACACAGCAGATCTTCTTGTTCCAGACAATAGCTCTGGTTATACTGCTGATATTCTTGTTCACCAGTTAGAGAAAGGATCTGAGCCTGGAAATGCTGCTTATATCAGAACTTACAAACTCTGGTATGCATTCCCAACCAATGTTTCTCAGATTGATCTTGCTTATGATAGCAATGATCAAATCGAAGAATTCTCGGTTGAGTTCCAGTATTCATACTGGACTACAGAAGATGGTTCTAATTCCCCAAGATCTGGTTTACCAGTTAATGCTGACGTTTGATAAATAGTAGATAACGACTATTTTAAACTTTAATCATGAGTCAATTATTTGGTTTTCTAATTAACAAAAACGGAGAGGGTAGGGGGCAATCCCCTATCCCTCCTAATCAAGATGATGGTGCTACGGTAGCCGCTGGTGGTTACTTTGGCACCTATGTTGATATAGAGGGTCTTCAAGGAAGTGAGTTTGATTTAATCAAACGTTATAGAGATATGTCATTACATCCAGAGTGTGACTCTGCTGTGGATGAAATTGTAAATGAATTTGTAGTTAGTGACGCAGATGATTCTCCTGTAGAAATTGAATTATCTAATTTAGACGTTGGTGTAAATATTAAAAACAAAATTAGAGACGAATTTAACTATATTAAAAGGTTGATGCGTTTCGATAAAAAAGCACACGAAATTATTCGCACATGGTATGTTGATGGTCGTATATTTTATCATAAAGTAGTAGATCTTGACAATCCAAAAAAAGGAATTTTAGAACTTCGCTACATCGATTCCTTAAAAATTCGTAAAGTAAGACAGCAATTAAAAGATAAATCAAAAGCACAGGAACAAAGAGGAAGTGCTCTTGAATATGATTGGGGCGATTATATTGATTATTATATCTACAACCCAAAAGGATTTGGCGCAAGTTTACCATCAAATTCTGCTTCAGATTTTAGTACCGCAAATGGTATTAAGATCGCAGCAGATTCTATTGCTACATCTAATTCTGGCTTGATGGATCTTAATAAAAAGATCAATTTAAGTTTCTTACACAAAGCAATCAAGTCACTCAATCAACTTAGAATGATTGAAGACTCTCTTGTTATCTACAGATTGTCTCGTGCTCCAGAGCGTAGAATTTTCTATATTGATGTAGGTAATCTTCCTAAGGTAAAGGCAGAACAATATCTTCGTGACGTTATGGCACGTTACAGAAATAAGATGGTTTATGATGCTAACACTGGGGAGATTCGTGATGATAAAAAGCACATGTCAATGCTTGAAGATTTCTGGTTACCTCGTCGTGAAGGCGGTAGAGGAACTGAGATCACTACACTCCCAGGCGGTCAAAACCTTGGTGAACTCAAGGATGTTGAGTATTTCAAAAAGAAACTTTACAACTCACTCAACCTACCACCTTCCCGCCTTACGGATGACAACAAAGGGTTTAATCTTGGTAAGACCACAGAAGTTCTTAGGGATGAACTCAAGTTTGCTAAGTTCATCGGTCGTCTCCGCAAGCGTTTTTCGGAACTATTCCACGATATTCTCAAGACCCAACTAATCCTCAAAGGTATCATTACCCCAGAAGATTGGGAAGAAATGGAGGAACATATTCAATATGACTTCTTGTTTGATAATCATTTCAATGAACTAAAACAACAAGAACTCATGATGCAACGTGTAAATCTTGCTACTCAGATGGATCCTTTTGTTGGCAAATACTTCTCTACAGAATATGTTCGTCGTCAAGTTCTCATGCAAACTGAGAAGGAGTTTAAAGAAATTGGCAAGCAGATGAAGAAGGATATTGAATCTGGTCTTGCATTAGATCCAGTTGATGTCAATTCAATGGATATGATGTCACAACAAAATGATGCTATGCAACCAGAATTGGATGCTGCTGCTGCAGAAGCTGACTTTGAAAGGCAGAAACAATTAGCAGCACAAAAACCTAAAACTTCTAGTTCCAATAAATAATATATAAATTAAATTTAATTATGGAAAATTCAGTTGTAGATGTTGTGAATTTAATTCACGATAGAAAGAGAGCTGACGCTTTAGATAAGATCAATGATCTTTTAAATACCAAGGCAGCAGAAGCGTTAGACACATATAAAAAAATTGTTGCCAACACTTATTTCAATGAACCAGTAGAGCAGATCGAAGACCAATGAAACTAATCACGGAAAATATCGAAGAAGTAAACGTTCTTGTCGAAGAATCTAACGGCAAGAAAAATCTTTACATTGAAGGTATCTTCCTTCAATCAGAAATGAAGAACCGCAATGGAAGAGTTTATCCATTCGATGTTCTCGATCGTGAAGTTAAAAAGTATAGTGAGCAGTATGTAAATACTGGTCGTGCTCTAGGTGAACTTGGACACCCAGATGGTCCATCAATTAATCTAGATCGTGTATCACATAAGATTATTGAACTTCGTTCTGAAGGTTCAAACTTCTATGGCAAGGCACGTATTCTCGATACCCCCATGGGTAAAATTGCTAAGTCACTTCTAGATGAAGGAGTGAAGCTTGGTGTTTCTTCCAGAGGCATGGGTTCTTTGGAAGAGCGCAATGGTGTGAAATATGTTCGTGATGACTTTATGCTTGCGACTGCTGCTGATATCGTAGCAGATCCTTCTGCTCCTGATGCTTTTGTTCAAGGAATCATGGAAGGAAAAGAATGGGTTTGGGACAATGGTATTCTAAAAGAGTATCGTGTATCGGAGTATAAACAATATATTTCAGAAGCAACCCGCAGAAATTTGGAAGAGAGGAAGCTAAAAGCATTCCAACATTTCTTGTCAAATCTCTAATTTAATAAATAATCATAGAATAATCTTATAGGAAAATTACGAGGAAAACTCAAATGTCAGATAAGTTAAACGAAAAGTTTGAGGAGCTTGTAACT